CTCAATGGTTTCCTCGGTTGAACCGTAGACCAGTGAACCCGTGTTAGTTTGTCCAATCCATAACGGTGAGGAGTTAACGCGGGCAAGGTGCAGGGTGTTGGCGTTGTCTTGCTCAATCCATGCAAGCGCTGCTGTGCCTCGCATCTGTGGCAGTACTTGCCAAGGCTTGGCTTTACTGAAGGCAAGCAGTGCGGTCACTGCCTCGCTGTCAACTTGACCACGGCGCTGAATGTTTAGTTGTTTAAACAGTTCGGTGTCGTTGCTGATGTGTCCGTTGTGGGTCAACACGATACGCCCGCGTGGGATTGGGTGATTGTTGTCGTTGTTCTTTGGGTCGCCTTGCGTAGCCCAACGGGTATGAAGGATTGCGGTCTGCGCTCCGTCACATAGATACTGACCACTCCGCTTGATGAATTCGGTGGCACAAGTAGGAGCCTTGCGGATTACACGCCGTCCGTTTAAACGGTTGATGTATGCAACGCCCGTTGCGTGATAGCCACGGTGTTCAATGTCTGACAGCATCTGACCTGCTAGGTCGGCAGTGCTTACAGTTTTAGCATGCTTGGGGTCTAGGCAATAGCCTGCGATTCCACACATAAGGTATATCTCCAGTCTGTTGTAGGTTTAAGGGTTAAGTATATCACACTTCACAGCCAGCGCAATCGGTGCGCAAGCAGTCGCCACAAGTGACGGTGTTTAAACGGTTGTCGTCTGACCATACACATGTTGGTTGATGCGGGTACCATAAACTTTCTCCGCAGTTTAAACAGGTGTCATCTTTGCTGTACATGATTAGTTTCCTCCACTGGTGCGTGCTTTGTATAGCGCCCAAACTAGGAGCGCAACCAATACCAGCGCGGAGCCGTTGATGTATTCCATGTTTAAACACCTTCCTTGTCATGCTCGTGCCAATCTACATTCGCCATATCCCACGGTGATGCGTAGGAATAAACCGCTCCGCATGTCGTGCAGGTCATGTCGTATTCGTTGCGCTGCCATATAGTCGCCATGTTTAAACACCAGCCTTCCCGATTAGTTTTAAAATTACGGCATCTTGTGCTTCTTTCACTTCGCCATAATGTGCAGGGCATAGTTTCACTTCACCACTGTGCGGGTGAGCGAGGGTGTAGCCCCGTGTGTTGTCGCAATTTTGCGCATCGCACTTCATTGCTTTCCTTTCGTCTGTTTAAACGCTCGCGGTATTTCCGTGGCGTTCGTGGGTTGCTAGGAATTGCACCTAGTTAACGGCTAACCCGTCAACCCTGCCCGCGATTAGCGGGCGCTTAATTCCTCCGCTCTACCCTTGAGGAATTCGGCGGTATCACCTGAGAGATTGCCAGCGTATGCCAGCGTGTCCAACAATTCGCCGACCTTGTTTAAACGGTCTGCTGGCTGGTACCAGCCGTCACTAGCACCGAGCAGATTGCCAGCCGTGGAATAGTTAGCCATTGCGCTCACGAATTCCGCCCAAGCCTTAACCTTGGAGCCGTTAAGCGTGCCATGGTGTAGGCGGAATTCAACGGTGCGGTGAGCGCTGTACGCGTTGAGATTGAGCGACCAGTAGCGCCCGCCTTCAAGATTGCGGATTGAGCCATTGCGTACATGCTCAACCCATGACTCAAGGCGTGAGAGTGTCACGGCTTGGCAAAAGTGATTGTTTAAACGGGACTTGGCAACCAGTGCGCCGATTGTGGCGTGAGCGAGATTCCAATTCCACACGAGGCGGGCAATACCCTCAACGCCGTACTCATCGGCTCCAAGGTGTACATGCAACCCCGTTTGCTTGTTGACGGTTGCGCCACTGGCAAGAAGCGCACGGGTAGCCTTCTTAGCCTCGTTTAAACGGTCACGGTCAAGGATTGGGCTAACCGCTTCGGCGGATACATGACGGGTGCCGTCAAATTTAACCTGCCAGTTTAAACCAGCGCGGTTAATTGCGTGTTGAGCGCCTGCGATTGAGAGGTTAGATACCTCTAGTTCAATTCCGAAAGTCTCGCTCATGATTAGAGGCTCACTTTCATGGTCTGACCGCATGGGCAGATTGGAGCGCCAAATTCAAGCGCTTTACGGCTTAGGCGGGCGATATAAGCCTCGTGTTCAATGCTTGGGCATGCAACCTTGATGAGGCGGGTTGATTGCTTGGCAGATTCCTCTAGCGTGATTGAGGCGTGAGGATAAGCGGGCATCGCATCGGCGATTGACTTTGCCCATGCTGGCAATTCGGAGCCGTTGAGGTTTAAACGGCGTACAGCATCGCGGTAGATACGGCGTTGCTGGTAATCGCCCGTTACAACTGCAACCAAGAGAGGCAAAACGGCTTGAGCCACTTTGCGCTTCTCCGATAGTTCGGGAGTTACGAAAATTTCCGCGTTAAATTCATCGGAAGCGGTAGGCGGTACAAGCGAAGCGCTTACCTTGTTGCGCTTACCGTTTTGAGCAGGGAAGCCACAAGATAATTTGAGGCTTAATTCCTCGGTAGCCAATTCAAGGCTTGAGGATATTTGAGGCACGGCAGTGTCTGCCAGTGTTTTTAGCCATTGTTCACGATTCATCGTGAGCCATTCCTTTCGTCATGGGCGCCGTCTGCGCCGTTGAGAGAATTTTGGCATAGATGCGATTTAAACACAAGCATGCCCTAAAACCAGCGTGAAATACTGCTTTTTGAGGGTTTAAACGATTGCCCATTGCCTTGGATTGCTTCACGGCTTGAGCGAGATTGAACGAGGTTGCGTAAGTTGTTTATGAGTAACAAGCCAAAAGTGATTGTTTTATACTGCTTTTCTCATTCGTATGATATTTCGCATGTGAGATTGCTTGTGATTTTATTGCGTTTTTTGCATGTTACCGATTGCCAGTGATTGCGGGCGATGCATGTATTTAGTTGAAAGTTCAACCAGTTTAAACAAGCGATGCGGGGCGCGGGGCGATTTATACAGCGCGGAATTGCAGAGTAAAAGCCAAGCCCTGCCCTAGCAGTGAAGCAATGCAGTGCTAAGCAGTGCAGTGCAGTGCGATGCAGTGTTGCAAGTAGCAGTGCGAGGTGCTGACAAGCACCCCAGGGTTTTTAAAAGCAGCGAGTGTATGTGTATGTGTGTATGTATACATAACTTTGCTAGTCCTCGCCCCCCATAAATGTGGCTCCGACCTGCACTTTTAAGCATTTACTCTATAGTGTGGCGTAAATCACACGCCCAAAAGTGTCCGATGAGGACCTTTTGGACACCTATAGTATTAGTGAGGAGGCGAAATTATCGGAGCCTCCGAACACTTAACTGCGACCCTATGGGTCGCCCTAGTAGAAGCCCTAACCTTCGGCTTCGTTTGGACTACGCCTTCGGTTAGGAGTTTAGCCCCAAGACTCCAAATACCCCGTCTTGGGAGATGCTATGGAAAGAAAACGAACTACCTCTGCTTCACATCAAAGTGATGCTATCAAAAAGCAAGTTATAGATTTTTTAATGCAGGGCTACTCTGTCCAACGAGCCATGGATGCCGTTGGGCGAAGTGTCAAGACTTATGAGTACTACCGAAAGGTAGATACTGAGTTTGCCACTGCTGTGGACAAAGTGAGAAGCATGACCGCTCGTGGAGAGATTGGGTCTGCTAGAGGGGAAGTACCACCCTTCCCCGAATTCTCGGAGAAATACCTAGGCACTCAGGTGTTTACACACCAACGCCATTGGATAGATTTATTAGAGGGTAGAGAACCCTCCGATGTACACCCTGCCATCTCCTATGAGGTAGGCGCACCCGACTTACTGATTGTCAATACCCCACCAGAACACGCAAAGTCTACGACCATTACGGTCAACTATGCTGTCTATCGGATTTGCCAGAACCCTAATATCAGAATCATGATTGTGTCTAAGACACAGGCTATGGCGCAAAAGTTCCTGCTCTCCATCAAGAACAGACTAACGCATCCTAAGTATCAGGACCTACAACTAACCTTTGGACCTCCAGGTGGTTTTGAAAAGAATTCTGATTCGTGGAAGCAGGACTTAATTTACCTCTCCTCAGAGGCTCGTGACTCAGGCGAAAAGGACCCTACAGTTCAGGCTATAGGTATCCGTGGTCATATCTACGGCGCTCGTGCTGACTTAATCATCATGGATGACTGTGTGGATAACACCAAC